GCCCTGACATAGGTTGAACACCACACATGTCATAAGCTACCAAGTTTGGCATAGCTCTTCTTACCAATGAGATAAGAACAGGATCGTAATTATCAATGTCAGCACCAGTAGCGTTTGTAGGCGTATGAGTTGCCTCGCTAAGTAGTGACTGAGATGAGAAAGTAGATCCTTCTCTGAGACTAATCTCAGTATTTTCTAGAAGTTGAGCAGTTACTGCACGTCTATGAGCATCTCCGATATTTGGTAGATCTTCGTGCTCTAAGATAGGCTGCCACTTCTCAACTAAACTTGAATTAAGGTTCATAATAGCTCTCCTAATTTTCCCTTTATCAATATTTATTTTTTAATAGTGCGTGAAATAGCACTTGCATATCTTGCCATTGTTGGCTCGACTGCAGCCTTTTCTTCTGCTTCTTCTAGCGGCTCATCGTTTTCCTGAGTAATGTCAGGGGATTCGCTTTTTGAAGCAAAATAGTTTTCCTTGATTACTTCCAACTTCTTGTTGAAATCCTCAAGATCATCATATTCAATACCTTCAGCTAATGAAGATAGTTTCTCTCTTTGAGTCAAAGTTAAGTCATCAGCTTGTTCTGCGATGCTTGCTTTAACTTTCAGATCGTCAATTTCTTTTTGAAGTTCGATCTTTTCTTTAACAGATTCGTTAAGATCGTCTTCTAGTTGTTCTGCTTTTTCAACAGCATCAGCAGCTAGGTCAACTTTCTCTTCCGGTAGGTCGATATAGTTTTCCTCGAACAATTGCTTGATACCATTCATGAAACTTTCAGCGACTTCAACTTTAAATGAACTTTCGATGGCGAGTTCATTTTCTTTAGCCCACTCTTCGGCAGCGTATGTAACATACTCATCAACCTTATCATTAAGGTCAGATTGATATGCTTCAATTGCTTCCTCTAGCTTCGCTTCGTACTCTTCTTCGAGTCTAGCAACTTCAACACCTACTTTAGCATTAACTGCTGCAGTATATATTGTTTCTGCTTTATCTCTTGTTTCCTCATCTAACTCTTCG